TTTGTGTCATTCCAACTATCTCACCCCTGCTGTTTAGTATTAAACTACCAGAGCTGCCAGGTGCTGCGGGAATTGTAAAATAACACGTAAACCCATCGCACCCAGAATACTGTCCATCAAAGTGAAGTGCTGAGCTATTTCCACCCATTCCCAAGGGTGATGCTATTGAGTATACAGAGTCGCCTATGTCGGGCATGCTACTTGCTACAGATATGTTTCTTGAAATAGGCATGTCTGTAGATATAAGGCAGAGATCTTTTGAAGAATTCTGCATGACAATTTCAGCATCCCACTGGTTTCCCTGAAAATCGTATATTGTCAAGATTGACCCAAGATTTAGCGATGTTTGAGTTATTGACATTTCTTCAAAGTTTTCACAAAAGTGATCTGCTGTTAAAACATATGTTTTTTCACCATCTGATGCTATTGCCATACCAGAGGCCTGGCCTTCATACACATCAGGATAGCCGTCGGCTGCTATTCCCGTATCTGAAAATTCAACATCTGACATTGATATGAGATATATTTTGACAAAATTATCTTCTGGATATCTCGCTTCTTCAACATACATTGTTGCACTTGGAATCAGAGGTATTGCAACTATTGGGACGAGGCAGATTAATATTATAAGTAATTTAGACAGGCTTTGGAAAAATCCAAGTGTCATCTTTAAGATTTTTTTAATCCAAAGTTTCAACAAAGCCCCCTATATTTTACCTATCTACCAAAACAAGTGTAGACAAAATAAAAATTAAATTGAAATTTCTAGATAGGCTATCTTGAAAATACTTAATGGTTAGATGAATAATTAAAAAGAGCTTAAATGTCAACAATAGATCAGATAAGTCAGCTCAGAGAAACCATAAGGTATATCTTAGAATCTAGTGATAGGGATATTGGTGCTGCTGGTGTAGTAGTTGTAAAAAAATTTGATAATGATTGGAAAATTTTAGGACTTGTTTCATCAAAGCAAAAGCATAACGGAATGTATGACCTAACAAAGGGAATGATTGATGAAGGTGAGACATCTTTTGAAGCAGCTGTTAGAGAGACACAGGAAGAGTCTGGAATAGGCCCACAAGATCTAAATTTTAGGTGGGGTATGATTTCAAAGCCTTGCAACAATGTCCTGCTCTACGTAGCAGAGACTAGTGCTGAGCCGTCTATTTCGCCCAATCCAGAGACAGGAAAGATGGAACATACATCTGCAGACTGGCTTACTGTTGATGAATTTGAGAATCAGTGTATTGAATACTTTAAGCCAGTGTGCCCTTGGGTTAGAAATATTTTAAGCCAAGATTAAACTTTAAAAAGTAAAGTTTTAAGATTTTATGAATAATTGTTATCATTAGCTTGACAGAATACTTATCATAGATGTCTACATTTAAAGAACATAAGACTTCTGCAGATAGATCTGCAGCAGATAGAAGCCGACACAAGAAAAAAATTGAAAAGGCTATGAGGGAGGGAATATACAATATTGTCTCTGATGAATCTATTATTGGCAAGGATGGAAAGAAAAAAATAAAGATTCCTGTTCGAGGGATAAAAGAATATAGATTTGTATACGGAGACAACGATAAAAATAAAAAAGTCGGATCAGCTCCAGGAAAAGATGTTCGTCGCGGACAGAAGATTTCTCAAGGCAAGAATAAGCAAAAGCAGCCTGGAGAAAAAGCCGGAGACAAAGAGGGAGAAGAGCTTTATGAAGTTGAAATCACACTTGAAGAACTTTCTCACTACCTTTTTGACAGCCTAAACCTCCCAGAATTAGAGAAGAAAAAGTTTAATAATATTGTCGGAGAAAAGTTTAAAAGATCAGGCTATAGAAAGAAAGGAATTAGACCTAGACTTTCAAAAAAGGAAACTCTTAAAAATAAGATTAAAAGGAGAAAATCTGCTGAAAGGAGTGGGACATTTGACCCAGACAATGATGATAGATTTCCCTTTCATAAAGATGATCTTAAGTACAAACACATTAAACAGTCTCCAAAAGAAAATAGTAATGCTGTTATATTTTTTATGATGGATACATCGGGATCTATGAGTAAAAATAAGAAGTTTATGGCGCGATCATTCTTCTTCTTGCTTTACCACTTTCTTAGATACAAGTATGAGAATGTTGACCTAGTGTTTATATCTCATGATATAAAGGCAAAAGAAGTAAATGAAGATGACTTTTTTGGAAAAGTAAGTAGCGGCGGAACATTTGCATCATCAGCTCTTGAGAAATGCTTAGAGATAGTTGAAAAGAGATATCACCCAGACTCATGGAATATTTACTCATTTCATTGCTCAGATGGGGATAATTGGAATGATGATAACGATAGAGCACTTGATCTTTCTAAGAGATTGAAAGACATATCACAGCTTTACTGCTATACAGAGGTTACACCAGATGATGAAAAGCTTGCATGGTCTGATGGGCCTACAACACTTTACTCTCTGTATTCTCCAATAGTTGGAGACTCATTTAAAATTGTAAAGATTGGATGTCCGGATGATATTTGGCCATCTTTTACAAAGCTGTTTGGAGGGCAAAATGTCTGACTGGAATTTTTCTGATCTTGAAAAATGGGATGATAAAATTTGTAAGCTGTGTGAGGATTACGGACTTGACTGGTTTCCAATTATCTACGAAGTAGTTGATTATTTTGAAATGATGGGACACATGGCGTATCACGGAATGCCCTCGCACTATAGACATTGGTCATATGGAAAGAGTTTTGAAAGAACTCACCAGATGTACAACCTTGGAATGGAAGGATTACCCTACGAGTTGATTATAAACTCTAATCCCTCGATCGCATATTTGATGAGAGAGAATCCCTTATATTTGCAAATATTAATCATGGCACACTGTGTCGGCCATTCAGATTTTTTTAAAAATAATAGGATCTTTTCAACAACTTATCCAAATTCAACAATAATGCAATTCAAGAGTGCAAGGGATCGGGTGAGAAGATACATTGAAGATCCGAATATTGGAGTCGAAAAAGTAGAAGAAATCCTAGACGCTGCTCACTCAATTAGATTTCAAACAGACAGGAATGGAAAAGAGCGGATCAGTCATTCAAAAATTAAAAAAGAAATGATTGAAAAAATAAACAACTCTAAGAACGGAGTAGTTCCAAATTCTGAACGGTTGAATAAGATTCCCATTCATTTAGATGGTGATCTTTTGGGATTTATAGTGGAGCACGGCAACCACCTAGAGGAATGGGAAAGAGATCTTGTCAATATAGTAAGAGAAGAATCCTATTATTTTCTACCACAGATAAAGACAAAAATAATGAATGAAGGATGGGCCAGTTTTTGGCATTATAAAATAATGCATGAATTAGGGCTAGATAGCGCTCTTCATCTTCCATTTTTAAAATCTCACAATCAAGTAATTAGGCCTCACATCGGTGCAATAAATCCATACCATCTTGGATTTCATTTATTTAAAAAAATTGAAGAAAATGAAGGACTGGATGCATGCTTTTTCAATAGAGAAGTTCACGATGATGAATCAGCACTCAGGTGCCTTTTAGAAAGGCAAGACTGCGAAGATTTAAATCTATTTAGCTATTCTCAGAAGAAAAAGGGAATAACAATTGATGAAGTCTCAGATGAAGATGGGTGGAAAATTGTTAGAAATAATCTTTTAACTAATGTTGGGATAAATTCAATACCAAGAATTATGGTAAAAGATATTGATGATGATGGGTGCCTAATACTTGAACATGATCATGATGGAAGAGACTTAGATCTTAACTATGCTGAAGAAGTTGTCAATCATATTTTGAGACTTTGGAAAGGTGGTGTAAGATTCTTTACCATTATTGAGGATGAAGTTTGGGAGATTTGATATTTATTATCAAATTATTTATGATACAATTTTTCATAGGGAAAAAACATGTCTAAAAAAGACTTTCTTACAATTATAACAGAACAGAGAAAAAAGAAGAAGACTAAGAAGTTTTCTGGAACTTTCTTACAATATCTAGATATCGTTAAAAAAGACCCATCTGTGGCTCAAACTTCTCACAAAAGGCTCTGTGGTGTTATTGAAGATCACGGTGTGGATCGGATGGATGATTCTGATCCGAGATGTAGAAAGATATTTGATGGAGACAACGTTAGAACATACACATACTTTAAAGATGAATTCTTTGGGATGGAAAGAGTAATTTCTAAAGTTATGAGATTTCTAAACTCAGCTGCATCTAGGGGTGAGGAAAGTAGGCAAGTTCTTCTTCTCATGGGTCCCGTTGGTGCCGGAAAATCTGCCTTGACTGAGCACATTAAGCGTGCGCTGGAGGGAGAGAAGTTCTATCACCTGGGGGGAGATCCACAGAGAGGGGAACCTCTTCAATTGATACCCAGATCTCTAAGATCTCAGTTTGAAGAAATTTTAGACGTAACAATTGAGGGAGACATTAGCCCTATTGCAAGACACAGCTTGCTAAATGATCTTGACGGTGAGTATGAAAGATTTCCAGTCGTTGAGAAGACATTTTCACAAAGGGCAAGAAGGGGTATTGCATCTGTTCCTCCTATGGATGCAAATAGCCAAGATGTATCAGTGCTAATTGGGTCAGAAGATATATCTAAGCTTGACCTATATCCAGAAGATGACCCAAGAGTTCTTTCTCTAAATGGGGCATTTAATGTAGGCAATAGGGGAATTGTTGAATTAATTGAGATGTTTAAGAATGAAATAGAATTTCTGCATACTGTCATCACAGCAACTCAGGAGAAAAGAGTACCATCTCCTGGAAAAAATGCAATGATTCATTTTGATGGCGTAATCTTAGCACACTGTAACGAATCTGAGTGGAATAAGTTTAAAAGCGAACATACCAACGAAGCAATTTTAGATAGAATTGTTAAGGTAGAGGTTCCATATGTTCTTGAATTAGATCAGGAAATTAAAATTTATGAAAAGATGATTAGCAGGTCTGACTTTAATGATATTCATATTGCACCCCACACTCTTAGAGTTGCATCTATGTTTTCTGTAATGTCAAGACTCCAGCCGTCTCAGAAGTGTGACATTGTAACAAAGATGAAGATATACAGTGGCGACGATGTTATTGAGAAGGGAAGAGTTAAGAAGATAGACATAAGAGATCTTAGAGATGAATGTAGAAGTGAGGGAATGAGAGGAATATCAACAAGGTTTATTATGAAATCTCTTGACAATGCACTTACTGATTCAGATCGCGGAATAATTACACCCATATCAGTAATGGATGCACTTGTATCTCAAGTTAATGAACAGGTCGTATCAGAAGAAGATAGATCGCACTATCTTGAACTATTAAAGAAAGTAATAAGAGATGAGTATCTAAAAATGTTAGAGAATGAAATAGCCAAGGCGTTTATAACTGCATACGAAGAACAGGCTCAATCTCTTTTTGATTCGTATTTAGATAATGCTGAGTGTTTTACAACTAGATCAAAGGTAAAGGACAAGGTAACAAAAGAAGAAAGAGAGCCTGATGAAAGGTTTATGAGATCTATTGAAGAGCAGATAGGGATTACTGGATCGTCAAGAGATGGATTTAGATCAGATGTTACAGCATATATGTTTGCTAAAATGAGAAGAAATGAAAATGTAGACTATTCTTCATACGGTCCGCTTAAGGAGGCAATAGAGTCCTATCTAATATCTTCTGTCAAGGATATTGCAAGAATTGTTACAAAGTCAAAGACTAGAGATGATGAACAGCAAAAGAAATATAGTGACATGATTGAAACACTAGTAAATGAATATGGGTATAATGAGCATAGCGCAGAAGAGGCGCTAATTTATGCCTCTAATAATCTCTGGAGAGATTCTTAGAAATTACCCGTTAATTTAAAATGAGTCAAATTATACTTTCTTCAAAAATGGCTAGTAAGCTATTTTTAGATCATGTAAAGCAAGCGATAGCTTCTATCCCCACTAAGGACGATGGAATTCTTATCTCAAATCAGGTCAAGACTTCAGATATTATTCAAACATATCTTCTATCAAAGGATGATGAGTTCCATGAAAGAATATTTAAGCCGATAATACTTAAAGAATCCATCCTATCAGAGATAATGTCGCCTGGTTCTGGCGAAATTACACTGCTTCTATCTCTTTTTATTTTAAATGATATGCTTCCTGAAATTATTTCAGGAAAGCATTATAAGCCCATATCTGAAGATCTGAAGCTTGATATGGAATGTCTGGTTAAATCAATATTAAAATCTTCAAGAGTTGTTGATAAAAGATCATTTGGACAGATGATCAATAGACAGTTTAGTGATAGCAGGGCAAGAGAGATAGTTAAGTATGCAATTAAGCTTTCTGGATCTTCTAGAAAGATAGTAGTTGAAAAAACAAATAAAGTAGATACTTCAATAGTAGTAAGAGACGGATATAGATTCCCAATAGAGACAGATGTTAATTTCACAAAAAATAGGTGGAATAGACGAGATGTCAATTGTGTCATAATTGACGGTGTTGTTTTAGAAATTTCAGAGATTCACCACCTTTTAACTTATGCATCTGAGTCAGGTGAACCCTATATTGTGTTTGCAAGAGGGTTTTCACCTGATGTTAAAAATACAATCTACGTTAACAATAGAAGAAAAACAATAGACGTCATACCTGTAGAAATACCAATCACAGAAGAGACTATTAATATTTTTAGTGATCTGGGTGCTGTATGTATGTGTGATATTATATCTTCTTATAAGGGTGACTTAATTTCCAAGTCAATAACTGAAAAGATTTCAAAAGTTGGAAGCATTTCTATAGGTGATGGGATTATATCAATATCAAACAAGTCTGCAAAAAATAGAGTTGCAACTCAAGTAAGAGAGATATCTAAAAAGAGAAGTGAAATCCTAGAACCACAGAATAGAGAGATTTTTGACAAAAGAGTAAAATGTCTCCTATCCGGAGTGGTAGAAATAAAAATAGGTCAAAGTGATCTCATGAAGTCATCAAACCTAGTAGAGAATATTGATAAGTTCTTTAGATCAATTCCGTCAATTATCAATAATGGAATTATAAGGACTCATGACCTTGAAAAGCTGCTGGATGGAGGATCTGCCGTTGATCTTCATACAGTATCAGCAGTTAAGTATAAAGATCTTAAATACCTTTCTGTTCAATCACTTTTGACTTCCATTAAGATGACATCTTCAATAGTTGAGTCTATATTATCAACAGGCTGTATTTTACCATGTGAGCAGTCATAGTATTTTACTTTCTCTTATAGATATGTATTAATAACAATGGAGGTGTTTTTTGACCACTAAAATTAATAGAAGTGTAAAAGAGCTTTTATCTTTTGCAGGAGACAACGTTACAAGAAATCTAATATCTGCATCAAGACAGAATATGATTGAGGTTAGTGAAAACGACTTAAGAAAGATAAGTGCAATTGTAGATAGGACAATGGAGCAATCATTAGTCAATGGATATAAAAATGTCCAAAATGCTTTGAATGAAGTAATTGATGAATCTTCAACTTCTACAAAGAAAGGAAGACGAAAAAGATAGGTAAATGAAGGGTATTAGACATCTAATTCAGTGTCACTGTATTCTTCCTCAGTATAGGAAGAATGAAGATCCAGTGTTTCATAAATTTGTCACATTTTCTATCGCTGATGAGAATCATGAAATAGTGCCAAAGTTTGTTGAATGTAACAATTGCGGTGTTATTCATAACGTTATTGACTTCTGTAAATCAGAAATAGTTCATAAAGTTGAAGATGTAAGGTCTATAATAAAAATAGATGATATTATTCCTACAATCCCTAGTAATGTTGTTTCACTATTGAGCACACATAAATGTGATATCTCAATATGGGAAAATATTAAATTTATATATGACAATGATATATGGGGAGAGTCTGTAGTAATAGCAAAGGATCAACTAGATGATTCAACACAAATAAAAGTTTTAACAATCAAATCAGAAAATAGAGTTAAAATAGAGACACATGTTAGAAAAGATGAAATACTGGGAGAGTATGAAATAAGATGAATAAATACGGAAAATCTGAAAGTGACATGCATACTGAGAAAATGATTCAATGCAGAGAGATTGTCAGAGAGATAGTTGATTTCGGTGTATCAGAGGCACAAAAGCTTCAAATCATATACCTACTATCTCTTGAGCTTGAAGATAGAAATAAGATGTTGGGAATATCTGAACTTGTTAAAGGTCAGAAAGAAGATTCAAAAGATAAAAAGAAAATACTTACAGTAGACTAGGAGAAATAAAATGTCATCAAGTATGTTAAATGAATGGGCAGAGCTAAAGGTTCTTGTTGAGAG